GGAACATTGACGAAGGCACTTTAGCTAGTATGGGGCTAGGTTACTTAAGGGAAGGAGGAACCTTATCTTTTGCCGACCCTAGTGAACTTATTCCAGACATTGAGCTAATGGGCGGAGAAGGGTTTGACATAGATATAGACACTGACGAAGAAAGAATGGAGCAAGCCCTCAGCGAGCTATCAAGTGAAGACATAGAGCAGGGAAAAGAGTTAGATCCTAAAGCCAACATTATTCTTCAGTACGACCAAGGCACTGTTGGTGCAATAGAACAAGTATTACGAGACGCAAAAGAAGCTGGTAGTGAGTTTAACGAAGAAGTAATTAAGCCTGTTGTAGACGTAATACAGGAAGCAGGGTACGCAGTAGACGACTACATATTGCAGCCTATCAAAGAAGGTATTATGTCTATCTGGGATATGCTGCCTTCGCTACCAGAGACAGACGTAGACCTTCCAAGCATCTCTGGTATAGATATAGGCCTTCCTGATGTTGAGTTCAAAGGAAGTAAGCCGTTTGGAGAAGACTTAAAAGCCTTTAGACCGCTAACAGCGCCTCAGATGGGACAACAGGCTCCTCTGTTGCCTAAAGTTGATGTTCAGGGCTTTGACCCTAGAAGAACAGGATCACCCATTGTAGCGTCCTTATTTTCGGAGTACTTAGGATGACATATTTAGATGTAGTTAACAACGTACTGCGTCGTCTGCGCGAAGAAGAAGTCAACTCTGTGCAAGACACAACGTATAGTAAAATGGTTGGTGACTTTGTTAACGATGCAAAACGAATTGTTGAAAACTCATGGGACTGGTCTGCTACTAGACTTACTATGACTATTACAACAGTGCCTGACGTATTTAACTACGTACTTGCTGGAAGTCAAAACCGACTTAAAGTTCTTGACGTTATTAACGATACGCAAAACGCATTTATGGAGTACCGTCCTCAAGTCTGGTTTGATGAAAAGTATTTGATCCAGCCTGTTCTCGAAGGCACACCGCAGTACTACACGTTTAACGGAGTTGACCCTAACGGTGATACTCAGATTGACATTTATCCAAAACCTGACTCTGCTTATGTTGTGCGATTTAACGCTGTTGTACGCGACGATGATTTAACTGCAGATGCAGATGACGTTATTGTTCCTGCTGCGCCTATCATCCATTTAGCTGTAGCGTTGCTGGCACGAGAGCGTGGAGAGACAGGCGGTACGTCTGCTCAGGAATACTTCAGCATTGCAGATTCTTTCTTGAGCGATGCGATTGCGCTTGATGCAGCTAAACATCCTGAAGAAGTCATCTGGAGTACTCCGTAATGGCGCAACCCCTGCAAAGCATTAACTTAGTATCGCCTGCGTTTAAGGGAATCAACACTGAAGATTCTCCACTAGCGCAGGATACTTCTTATGCTGAGACTGCTGATAACGCTATCATTGATAAGCGAGGACAGCTAGCAGCGCGTAAGGGTGTTTCTGTTACTACAACAGACGCAACCGAACTAGGTTCAGATAAAGTCAAGAAGGTGTTTTACTTCGAAGACAGCGCAGGAAACAATGTTGTTTTTAGCACAGGCAACAACAAGATAATGACGGGTACGACTACGCTTGTAGACGCAACGCCGGGATCGTATTCAATCACCGCTGATAACTGGAAGATTGTAAACTTTAACGATTCCTGTTACTTCTTCCAGCGCGGTTATGAACCGTTGGTGTACAGCAACGCACTAGGCGCTGTTACTAAAATGTCTAGCGTTGCAGGTTCTGCTGGCGTTACATCAAGTATTTATGGAAATGAGGCTTTAGCCGCTTACGGGAGACTTTGGGTTGTTGACAACGCTTCGGATGCAAATGTTATCTATTGGTCTGATCTGCTTAATGGTGTTGACTGGACAGGCGGGTCGAGCGGATCTATCAACATTGAGAAGGTATGGCCCGACGGTGCTGATAAAGTCAAAGCCTTGGCTGCACACAACAATAAATTAGTTATCTTAGGTGAGCACTCAATCTTAGTCTACGAAGGCGCAGACTCTCCAGCATCAATGGCGCTGTCCGATACGGTTGCAGGTGTTGGATGTGTATGTCGCAACAGTGTACAGCACATAGGCACAGACGTATTGTTTATGTCTCACTCAGGTTTGCGTAGCTTTGGAAGAACCATACAAGAAAAGTCAATGCCTCTGACTGACCTAAGCCGTAACATTAAACAAGAACTAATACAACAGATTCAAAACCGTAGCGAACCAACAGCATCTGTTTACAGCCCAGAGAACTATTTCTATCTGATTACGTTCCCCGGATCTGACATCACTTATTGCTTTGATTTGCGAGGACAGTTAGATAACGGTTCGTACCGTGTTACCCGATGGGTCGGCTCTGGTTTTACAAGCTACAACAGAAAAAACGACGGTACAGTTTACGTAGGAACTGCTGACGGAATAGGTACGTACGCTGGTTATCTTGATAATGCGTCTTCTTACCAGTTTAAGTACGCAAGTCCTGCGCTGACATTTGGTGATGCGTCGAGACTAAAGGTTCTCAAGAAAATTAGACCTACGCTAATCAACGGCGCAGGCTATAACGTGGGTGTTAAGTGGTCTTATGATTTTGGAGAGGCAGTAAAGACAGCGTTTATTGACATTGATGCTCAGTACCCAGCGTACTTCAATCAAACTGATGAGTTCAATGTAGCTGAGTTTACATCTGGAACTGCGCTATCCAAAATCAACATCAACGCAACAGGCGACGGTTCTGTTGTTACCGTAGGTCTTGAGACGCAGATTAACGGACAACCATTTTCAATTCAGGAGTTTAACGTACTCGCACTTATAGGGAAAACAGTATGAGTAACTACACAATCACTACTTACTTTAATAATAAGGACAGCTTACCAAGCGGCGATCCTAATAAGATTATTAAGGGGACGGAGTTTCATACTGAGTTCTCTAACATCGCTACGGCTGTTGCAACAAAGTCTGACATTGCAAGCCCGACGTTTACTGGTACAACTACCATAGCGACGCTAGCTGTGTCAGGAAATGCCTCTGTAACGGGTACGCTTGAGGCCGGTACTATTGACGGAGGTACTTACTAATGGGTCTTATATCTAGTCTAATGGGCGAAATCATTGGCTCAGATGTTGATTTAGGCGATCTCTATGCTGGTATAGGAACGACTGGTCAACAAGCGCAACAGGCGGCAGGGCAGTTGGCCGCTCAGTTGCCCGGAATGACCGCATTTAGACCGTTCACGGTTACTAGCGGCACATCTCAGGTAATGACTACTCCTGAAGGAGGGTTTAGCATAGGATTATCTCCTGCTGCACAAGCCCAACAGGACGTACTCAGGCAACAAGCAAACTACTACTTGACACAGCCTGTCCAAGGGCTGAATCAAATGGGCTTAGTAGGCCAACAAGCAGGAAACCTAGCTTCTGAGTTTATGACTCAATCTGCTCTTCCTACGGCGATGCGCGAGCAACAGTTGTACAACCAGCTTCGTGCCTTACAGTCTCCTGAAGAAGAGCGTCAGAGGCTTGCACTCGAAGAGCGTCTGGCGGGACAAGGACGCTTGGGTGTACGCACAGCTATGTTTGGTGGTACACCAGAACAGCTTGCTATGTCTAAAGCACAACAAGAGGCACAGAACCAAGCCGCACTAATGGCTATGCAACAGGCGCAAGAACAGCAAGCACGACAGGCAGGTTTAGGAACACAGTACGCCGGTCTTATGGGTAAGCTAGCAGGACAAGGCTTAGGACTACAGCAGGGACAACAACAGCTAGGCTTGGGTGCTATGGGCGCTTCTTACTTGCCAGAGCAGCAAGCGTTGGGTATGTTGTCAGCCGCTGCTCCTTATGCTTCTATTGCTGACATTGCTCGACGACAGGGTGCTGCCTTGTACGGTGAGACGGCTATGTCTGGACTGGATGCTCTTATGGCCGGACGCTTGGGTCAAGCTAATCTGGTCGGTGGTATTGTTCCCGGTGTTGTTCAAGGCTTAGGGAACGTTGCTAGCACAGCAGTCGAAGGCCTCTTTAACAAGCTTTTTTAATTAGTAGGAGATAACAAATGCCACGTTTTTCACAACAGGTGTTAGGAGCCTTAGCTAACCCTCAGTACGGTATGCTGACGGGAGAAGCGATTGCTAATGTAGGCCAAAGGTTGTCTGAGATTCCTGCTAACATTAGAGAAGAGCAACAGCGTAGGGCTGCACAGACTGCGCTTCAGACAGGTCTTCAAGGCTACGCTACTCAAGACCCTGCTATGCTTCAACAGTCAGCGGCCGCCCTTGCTGCTTCTGGCTCTGGTGAGCAAGCATTGGCTATGGCTCAGGCTGGTTCTGAAATAGCAGCAACACAGCAAGCACAAGCTGCTTTAAACGCCAGAAGAAATGCTATAGCAGCGTCAGCAGAGGCTAATGGTTACACAGAGATAGCAAGAAGAGCTAGGCAAGCAACATCGCACACTACTTTGGATGATATTGCTAAAGACTTGAGAAGCGCAGAGTTTAAGATAAAGGAAAAGATGCCTACCGCTGTTAGAGTAAACCTAGCAAGAACTGCTGGTATTACTCCAGCCCAGTTTAAAGAGCTAGGATTAGCCGGAGTTTCGGATGACGCCTTTAATAAGTACATTAGCGGTTTAGAAGGTGACATGACGCCTATGATGGATTCAGACGGAAACATAAAGGCGTACAGGGAGAGTAAATTTGGTACAGTTTACGACGACAACACCCAGTCTTGGGTAAACCCCGGCGACTTGGGACTGCAACAGGCTCCTCCTTCTGTTGAAAAAGTCGAGCAAGTTGCTCAAGGCTTTCAAAACAAAGTAACAGACTTGGGAGCAGAGAGGTTCGCAGAGTTGGCTTTTGACCAGATTCCAAAAGCTCAAGAAAGCGTAATGAGCATAGACAGGATACTACCGACTGTAGACAATATGTACACAGGCTCTTTTGCTGACATTAAGTTACAAACAGCAAAAATATTCAAACAGTTTGGTATTCCTATCGATGACTTAGACAGAATAACAGACACTGAGCTTTACAAGGCAGAGTCAGCCAAGCGTGTTGCCGACTACATAAAAGTGCTAGGTGCTGGTACAGGACTGTCTGATAAAGACTTGCAATTTACGTTACAAGTTGTTGGAGGCGACATCA